TAATCCCCTTTCTGAGTTGTCACTACGGACAGCCCAAACTCCCTACCGAAAGGAAGGTTTCCGCGCAAGCGAAACAAAATCGTGGCCTGTTGCCGAAAGGCAACAATCCTAGCCACTTGCTCAGGACGCGATCAGGCCATGGCCTCGCAACGCCGCCAGAATCGCTCCGATCGTCGTGCGCGCCTCCACGTCGATCGTCGTTCCGCCGGTGGGATCGGCGATCGCCGCCGCCTGCGCGCCGATCACCTTCACGCCCTCGATGACTATCTGCCTGCCGGCGAGTGTGCCCGCCTGCCAGGTGCCAGCGACATAGCGGGCGGCGACGGCTTGGTCCGCGACCCATAGGCTCATACCCTCGGCGGCCGTGAGGAAGCGCCAGCCGTCGGCGGTCCAGCCGGCCAGCGCGCCGGCGTTGCCCGACCAAGCGCCGGTCGGCGCTGGTCCGACGATCCAGCAATCACCGGCCGCCGGATCGGCGGGCGGATCGTTGAACCCCATCGTCTCGACGCGCGCCTGCACGGCAAGGTCGAGCCGCGCCAGCGCCTCGTTGTGCGTCATCTCCTTCTGCGCCTGACCGGCTTGAAGCAGCGGCAGCGTCAGCCGCGCGGTGGTCTCGTCAGCCATTCATTCCTCTCCTGCCGCAATCGTGATCGCCGCCGCCGGTGACTCGCCGTAGGACCCGACCTGGCGCACCGACACCGTCACGGCGCCGGCGGCACGGTCGGCGGCGGTGACGGTCGCCGACGGCGTCGCCGTCTCGATCGTCCGTGCCGCGCCGGCCGCAGGCGTGATCGTCACGCGATAGAGTTCGCGCTCCTCGACCAGCGGCGCGTCGGCACCGTCGAGCCAGCGCCAGCCGCCGCGGCTGCGCCGCACCCAGGTCAGCGCGACGTCGCCATTCGGCTGCGGCGTTGCCGACAGGTGCACCGGCGACGGCGGCAGCACCGAGACGCCCGTAATCGCCACGTCCGCCTCGCTCGGCCCGTCGAGATCGCCGACGCCCGAGGCGAGCACACGAGCCGTGCCGCCGATCGCCGACAGCGGCACTTGCGCGACGGCCACGCTGTCGGCAGTGATCAGCACGAAGCGGTCGCCGACTGCCTGGCCGCCGATCGCCGCTTCGGTGCCGCGGCGGCCGCGCCATAGCACCGACAGCCGCCAGCGCGCGCCGCCGAGCGGCTCGGCTTTGCCGAACTGCAGCAATTCGCCGCCGACCAGCGCGAGATTGGCGCCGCCATCGAGCGCGGCATCGTCGGCGGAGGCGAGCATCATATCCCCCCGCGCGAGATCGACCTCGAAGGAATCACGGCGATCGGCCAGCGTCGCAGGCGCTGCACCCGGAATCGTGGCGATCGTCCCGATCACCGCCGGCGCCGCGGTGGCGCCGATGCTGGTCCAGCTCGCGCCATCGTCGAGGCTGAGCAGTAGCGCTGCCTTGCGCCAGCCCGGCCCGGTGCCGCTCGCGGCGATCAGCAGCCGGGGCGCGGTCAACACGCTATCGTCGAGCGTCGGCGCCTCGAAGGCATGGACGATGGTGGTGCCGATCGTCAGATCGGGCGTCGCCAGCACGCGGCCCGAGCTGGCGCTCGCCGGCAGCGGCGCATCGGCCAATCGCACCAGATCGAGCGTCAACACCATCGATTCCCATGACCAGCCGGTGACGCGCCAGCGCCCCGTCTCGCCGGCGATCGCCACAACATCGCCCGGCGCGATGCCGAGGTTGTTCCAGCCGAGCGCGACCTTGCGCGTCTCGCGCCCCGTCTCGGCGGCGGCGAGCGCAGCTTCGGCCATCGTCTTGGCGTCGCCCGCCGACAGCACCGCGGGCATGTCGAGCTGCTGCACGGCGGTGCCGGCGCCTGGCCGCTGCGCGCGCTGCTGCCCCGTCTGGTAATCGCGCGCCGGATCATAATAGCCGACGGTGATCGTCTTGGGTACGCTCGCCGCCGGCGCGATCGAGCGCGTGCGCGGCGTTCCCGCAGCGTCGCCGGCAGTATAGCCGTCGTCACCGATCGTCGCGGCGGGCGTGCCGTCGCTGCGCATCGCCAGCCTTGCGCCGGCCGACGCGAACCAGGCGTTGGTCGCCGTCCCCAGCGTGCCGAGCACGTCGCGCAGGCTGTCGCCATAGGCCGAGAAGCCGGCGACCGGCAGCGTCGCCGCCGTGCCGTCGACCAGCCCGCCGCTGATCTCGGCGGCGATCGCGCCCACCGTCACCGGGCCGGCATCGGCCTCGACCTCGAAGGTCAGCGACGGGATGCGGTTGCCGTAATCGGCGAGCTGGAAATTCTCGAACACGGCATAGGCAGAGCCGCGCACCGCCGGCGCCAGCCCCGCGCCCTCGGCCGAGGCGATCAGCGGATCGGCGTCCTGCGCCTCGTCACCGAGATGGAGGCGAAAACCCGTCTCGGTCTTGAAATCGCCCGCCGCGCCGCGCAGCAGATTGCCGTCGGCCCAGATTCGCCTGACGCCCAGGATCGGCCGCGCCGACAGCAGCACCGCGAACGACACCGAATAGCTGTAGCTGGTGACGTCGGGCTGCCCCTTGCCACCACTCGTCTTGCTCTTGCTCTCGATCAGGTCGGTCGACCAGATCACCGACCCCGCAACACGCATCGTCCCGAACAACCGCGGGATCGCCCAGCCGTAGGACGAGGTCTGTACCGACAGGTCGCTGAGCCGCGGCCCGCTCCGCCCCTTGGGCTTGAAGATCACGTCGCGGTCGACCGCCTGCCCGATCAGCCCGCCCAGCGCCGCCCCGATCGGCCCGCCAATGATCCCGCCGACCGTGGTCAGCACCAGCGTCGCCATGTCCTAGTCTCCCGGTTGTGCCGTCCGCCAGCAACCGATCACCGGCCAGGGCACCGCCCCCGGTCGTTCGACGACCCGGCGCAGCAGCGCATCGGCATGGATCACGCCGCTCTCACTGACGATCGCCAGATGAAGCTGCCCCGGCCCACTGGCGCACAGCAACAGATCGCCCGGCGCCGTGTCGGCCACCCGAACCAGCCCACTCGCATCAAGCTTCTCGCTCACCGCCCGAGGATCGCCGCCCCGCATCGCATACCCATTGGGCACAGCACGGCGAAACCCGCCGGCAGCGAGCGCCCATGCCGCCAGCCCGACGCAATCGAGCCCCGTTGCCGGCTCGCGCCCGTGCAGCCGGAATCGCACCCCAACCGCCCCCCGCGCCGCCGCGACTATGCGCGAGCCTGAAGCCGTTCCGGCCCGCTCCCCCACCCGACCACCCAGCAAGGTTATTCTCATGGGTTGCCGGGTGGGGAAGCGGGCTGGTGCCGTCGTCCGCGGAAGCGGACCAACATCTACGCGCCCGGATAGCGCGTCAGCAGGTCCATCCCCGGCAGATACGGCTCGCCGCGGAAGTTGGGCACATTGCCGAACCGCGCCGCGCAGGTCGCCAGGCTCTTGTCGCATCCCTCGACCACCTCCACCAAGGTGCCCGCGGCGACCTCGAACACGGGCGGCGCGCGCAACGTCAGGCTCGTGCCGTCGGACGCGGCGATCGCGCTCTCCAGCCCGCCATTGGCACCGCTCATCCAGCGCAGCAGCCCGCCGCCATAGGCATTGGCGCTCGGCTCGACGACATCGAGCGTCAGCACCGCATCCGCCGCTGCGGTGACGCGCGCGAACCGCCGCCGCCCGGCCATCGCCACGCGGCACCTCTTGTCGCCGAGTTCGGCGCGACATTCGGGCGAGGTCGTCTCCGACACCGGCCGGTCGAGCGCCATGGTCGGCCCCTGCAATTCGGCGGTGAACGCGCCGTCCTTCGTCTCGACCGCGCCGATCGTGCCCTCGCCGAGATCGACCCGCCCGCCCGATCCCGACCAGTCGACCGCGAACAGCATCACCCGCGCACCGTCCCAGCGCCCGGCGAGCAGATCGACCTCGGCGATCGCGCCGCTGGTCAGCGCGCCGGCGATATCCATCGTATCGGCGTCGAGCCCGTCCGAGCGCTTGATCGCCGACGGCGTCATCCCCGGCGCGGCGCGATGCACCAGCCCGTCGATCTCCAGATCGCGGTCGTGATCGGTCAGCCCGATCGCCACCCCATCGCGCCGCTCGATCCGCCAGCACAAGGCCAACGTCGTCACCTCGCCGTCGAGCCAGCTCATCACCTGCCCCCTTAACCGCCACCCCACACCTACCCGTCACCCCAGCGAAAGCTGAGGTCTCGATGAGCGGCCACTCGGTTGCCCAAAGCACAAGACCCCAGCTTTCGCTGGGGTGACGGTGAGTTTTCAATCCTCACGCACCTCGATCAACGGCACCGACGGCGCCGTGCCGGCAAGGAAGGTCGAACGGTTGACGCTGAGCGTGTCCTCGGCAAACCGCACCGGCACGTCGAAGGCGAATCCCGCCGTCACCGCCGCCCCCGCCGCCGGTGCCGCATCGAGCGCCACCCAGCCGCCGTCCTCCAACGTGAAGGCGCTCGTCTCGACTCCATCCGCCGCGACGCGCACACTCGCCGCCACCGGCCGCGTGATCCGCCGTGCAGCCTGTCCTGAGCTTGTCGAAGGACCATAATGCTTGACCAACGCGAACCGCGTCGTCGTCCCGTCGCCGACCCCGATCTGCTGGTCGAGCGGCATCCCCGCCCCCGAGCTCGCATCGAACGGATCGCTGAGGCGAAACCCCCTCGCGCTCCCCATCCGGGCGCGGAAGAAGGCGAGCAGCGTGGCGATATCCGCCTCGGACCGAATGCCCGGCCCGACATCGTAGCGAGTCCGCCCTTCGGCCCAGCTCGCGTTGCGCTGCTCGCGCCCGCCGGCGCTGGTGACGATTGCGGTCGAAAAGCCCGGCGTCACCTCGGCATCCTGGCCGATCGCCAGCGGAAACAGCACGTCGTCGAAGGCATCCACCGCATCCTCCCCCGTATCGAAATGCACGAAACCGTCGCGCAGCACTTGCGGCAGCGCCCAGACGAACGCCCGCGCCACGCCGCGCGCCCGGGCGGCATCCGCCGCCGCGTCGATCAGCGGCCATTGCGCCCCGGCATCGCTCGGCGACAGCACGAAGCCGGCGAAATAATCCTGCCTGGCGGCCGGATAGCCGAGCCGCTCGCCGGCCTCGGCCATGCCCCTTGCGGTCTGCACGACATTGCCAGCGGTCACCCAGTCGTAATCCTCGAGCTGCAGCACGTCGAATGCCGGGCTCGCCCAGCCGAGCGGCAGGTTGGCGCGCCGCACCTCGGGCGCGGCGGGATCGAGCACGCTCGGCAGATAGGCGAGCAGATGCGTCTCCGCCGCCGGCGCCACCGCCTTTACCGCCGCAACCAGCGCCGCGGTCGATTGCGCGAGGATCGCGCCGGCGGCATCGAGCAGCGCCGTCTGCGCCGCATCGAGCGCCCCGCGCACGCTGGCGATCTCCACCGGCTCGCCGCCCAGCGCCACCTTCGCCGCCGCGTCGTAGAGGCACGGCCGCCCATCCGGCATCACCCACCACCAGGGCTCGCCGACCTGGAACTTCGGCGCCAGCCCCGCTGCATTGGCGATTGCCATGAACGCCTGCGCGGCCTGCCGCAGATAGCCCATCGCCGCATCGCTTGCGGGCGACAGCAACGTCGACGGCGGCTCCCATCCGGTCGCCGCCGATGAGCCGTCCCACGCCCGCTGCTTCCAGTCGTTCCAGCAATTCTGGTCGAGCAGCTCATAGCTCAGCGACCAGATCACGTCATAGCCGAGCGCCTTGGCCCGCGCGGCGAAATCGGCGTGCCAGGCGGCGCAGGCGACGTTGAGCACGCCCCCGGCGAGGCTGACGTAATGGCCCCCCGAATTGGCTTCGAGCCGGAAATAATGGCTCATCCCGACATAATGGTTGATCGCGCCGCGATAGCCGAGCAGCAGCGCGTTCCTCAAAAGCCGCGCCGGCGTGATATTGTAGCTGTCGTCATAGCCGCTGGCGATCAGCAGGCCATGCTCGGGCAGCACCGCGTCGCCGATCACCAGCACCGATCCCGGCCCGGTGCAGGCAATGCCGCCGACCTCGACCCAGCCTTCCTGAGGCGCAGCAAGATCGCCTGCCGCCGCGGTATAGCCGGCAGGACAGATCGAGACGAACAGCCGATCGACATCCCCCGCCCACACCGGATCGGCATCGCCCGGCAGCGCGAAGCCGCCGACGACATCGGCAAAGTCGATCGTCACCACCGCATCCTCGGGCGTGCCGCTGGCATAGTTCCACAGCCGCACATACCAGGTCCGCGGCTTCCCGCTCGCATCGCGCCCCTCGATCGTCAGCGTCGGTCCGTTATCGACATCGAGCGCCAGCACCCCGCCCGAGCGCCACCGAAAGCTGAGCACGCAGCCGCGATAATCGGTCGCCGTCTCATAGCCGAGCAGCACATGGTCGCGCGTGTCTTCGCTCTCCCAAATCAACCCGGCGAGATCATCCTGCCGATAAAACACCGCATCGACACGCAACCCGTCGGCCGCGGCGGTGACGACGCTCGCCATCATCGGCCGCGGAAAATTGACGCTCCAGAAGCGCGGATCGAACCGGCTGATGACGCTCTCCGCCTGCACGGTGCGCGCCGAAGCGAGCCAGAATGGCAT